CCAGCATGTTTTGCAGTTACCTTGATGCTCTAATAGTTCTAAATTGAAATCCTGATCTTCCCAGAAGTTGTTCACATCAATCTTATCTGTGGGCCTCCAGTTAACGAAAGGGTATACAAGGTTGTATTTCTTGATTGCCCATTCACTAACCCTGTGGTCTTCATCAATCCTAATTCCTATAGCGTGCTTGCATTTAGACCACCCTATAGATTTTTTATAAGACTCAATAGCATATGCCTTTAGACGTTCAGAGCATTTAGGGTGGCTTAACCCTGGGATGCCCTCCTTAGCAATAAACGATTCAAAGGGCTCCCCATTCCTAGATGCTATTTTGAAGTCTACAACCTTATGGCGCACCCCTTTGCCATGAATAGGGTTCGTTACAGCCTCGACCCACACAATGCCAAGGCCAAAATCACGATCACAACGATCAATAAACTCAAGCGTATGTTCGTACTCTTGGCCGGTGTTGGCGAAAACGCAGCGCATTTCATATTTTTCAGAGTATGTCTGCTGCAGCCACCTAGCCAGGGACATAGACGTTTTGCCGCCTGATGTACTTACAAACAACTTCTCTTTCATCTCACTTCTCCTTTAGCGATTCTTTGATTTCTCAGCCAGCGTTAATGACTAAACCTTGGATCTACAGTAGCATTGAGCTTGCAATATATCAATTATTATTTTAAACTCAGTAAAACACACATAAAGGATACGAGCATGGCTAAGCAAGTACAGATGATCGACAGTGTTAATGAAATGCTAGATGAAGTGGTTAACAGTCTGCGTGAGAAAAACCCCCATGCTGCTGTTACCAAGCAATCTTTGGTGGCTGAGATGATCATCAAGGCTCATAAGCGCGAATGTAAGAAGTGAGCCTGGACACATGGAAGCCGCTTAGGGAGGTCCGCAGGCTGTCTGCTGGTCTGCCTATGCCGGAGCATTATTGGCTTGCTGAGGATAACAACGAGGTCTTTAACGATGGCTTTTTTATCCATGAGCAGCTATCCAGGCTGACCCTATCGCAGCGCTCAAAGGCTGCTGAGGCGTATGGAAATCTATACTCAGGCGTTGATAGCCGTAGAGAGTGCAACGAGCGGTTGAGGGCTTTTGCTGATCGGTGCGTAAAGACAAATAGAGGAGATACTAAAAAACCTGGCTTTGCGGCTGGCGTGTCTGACTGATAAGATATAGAATCAATTTGTAGTAACCGCACTGGGGAGCGCGGGAAGGATAAGGCTAAAGACAGAGGGTTTAAGTACGATTTCTGACATGTTGGGCTTCAATGCCTCCCCGCATGTCTTTAGTCTCCCGCTGTCAGGGTCGTACTTAAGCCCTTTTTTGTGCCTTCGATTTACCCCCTCCCCAGTGCAGCGTTAAGCGGACAGAAGCAAAGCCCCTGTTTAGTCGTCAAGGTCATCAGAGAAGCCTAACTGATACAAGCCTGAAGCGGTTGCAGAAATGCCAGGGATACTTAGACCCGATCCGTACCCTAAGCCGTCAAGCGATGGGTGAATGGCCAGCAAAGATAGGCGCTCCGAAGGGGGCAACGTTTCAGCCATAACTACGATAGTGAAAGCTGATCCACTGGTCTGATATTTTAACGCGATTACAGGCTCTGGAGTTTTACCATAGTGACCTTTGATTTCAGGGGTCAAGATCTTGATATGGTTAAACGGAATACACAAAACCCCCTTATCAATGAAACACTATCTAAGCGGAGTGAACGGAAAGATCAGGGTTTTACCTGATAGGGGTTCTTAAAAACCAAACGCATCTTGCGAGGTTAAATATGAAGCATTCTGAACTTAGGCCACACCAGCAGAAAGCAGCATCTCTACTCAGAGCAGAGTGGAAGACGAATAGAACACATCTCATCTCAGCCAGTGTAGCATTCGGGAAAACTGCATTGGCGTCATACATCATAGGCTCTCACGTTGAACGCGGGATGAAGTGCCTATTCATCGCGCCATATACGGTACTTGTTGAGCAGACCGCAAAGCGCTTCAGAGAGTACGGCCTGCCTGAAGCCGGGATCATCTGGCAAAACCATCCAGACTACGCGCCCCACCGACTTATCCAAATTGCCTCAGCAGATACCCTTATCCGTAGAGAATGGCCTAGCGACATCGATCTGATAATTGTCGATGAGTGCCATATCCGGCGCGCCAAACTACTCGAGATAATCAGGGATACAGATAAGCCGGTCATAGGCCTATCAGGAACGCCTTTCTCACCCTGGCTCGGCGAATATTATCAGAGCTTCATCAAGCCTTGCTCCATGAGAGAACTTATTGATCAGGGCTACCTATCCGACTATGAGTTTTTTGCCCCAACTAAACCTAACCTCCAAGGGGTTAAAAGCAGAACGACAGCAGGTTTCGGTGTGGATTATGTGGATGCAGAGGTTGCCGAGATCATGGGGGATGCTGTCCTAGTCGGTGACATCTGCAACAACTGGCTTGAGAACGGGCAGAACAGAGCGACCATAGCGTTCTGCTGCAACGTAGGCCATGCGAACGTGGTAACGAACCGGTTTAACATCATGGGCGTAACTGCTGAGGTGATGACGGCAAAGACCAAGAAGGAGGAGCGCGACATCATTGTGCGGAACTTTGAGCAGGGAATCACAAAGGTCATCTGCAACGTTGGGGTGCTGGTTGCCGGGTTTGATTCTGACGTACGCTGCATTATTTATGCTAGGCCTACCAAGTCAGAGATTAGGTGGATTCAATGTATAGGCCGTGGGCTAAGGACGGCCAAAGGAAAGGATAAATGTCTGGTCTTCGATCATTCCGGCACTGTGCATAGGCTGGGCTTCCCTGATCAGATCGAGTATGACGAACTACCAAGTAAGAACGATGGGCTAAAGGAGCAGGAGAGATTAAAAAAAGAGATTGAGCGGCTTGAGAAGGTTCCTAAGCCTTGCGGGAAATGCTCATACATGAAGCCAGCCGGGGTTTACATGTGCCCTAAGTGCGGTCATAAGCCTCTCGGCGGCGATGACGTTGACACAGACGTAACTAGAAAGCTTGAGAGCTTGAGTGCTAAGCTGGAGGTTCCTGTAACCATGCAGGACAAGCAGAAATTCTACAGCGAGCTTTGCGGATACCAGCGAGAGCGAGCAGCCAAAGGGAAACCTATCTCAGACGGCTACATTGCCCACAAGTACAAAGCCAAGTTTGGCGTATGGCCAAAAGGCCTAGACAAATCCGCCAGGGTTCCCAGCCCTGAAACAAGAAACTGGCTCACAAGTCAGAATATCCGCTACGCAAAAAGCCGGGTTAAGCCCAGCCCTCAGAACACAGCAGCAGGCACCGCGACATTAAATGACCTTCGGGAGTTATTGAATTGAAGACAGCAGAGTTTATAGCCGACAAGCAAGAGCAGATCCTAAACGCCTACGGGCTAAACGTAACAAGCACCAGGCACATAGATTGCTTCATCTGCAGCGGGGTCAAGAAGCTAAGAATCAATTGGTACAACGGAGATATAAGGGGGATCTGTACATGCGGGTCATATTCATTGCTTGACCTCTTGTGTGAGCTGACAGGGAAGGACTTTAAGCACCTGGCAGCGGAGATAGATAAAGACTACGGCAACACGCACGACCAGACTGAGCCAAAGAAGGACAGCAGCAAGCGGGACCAGGCTGTTAGGCTATTTCAAATCTCTAAGCCGCTGAGAGGCACAGACGGAGAGACATACCTACAAGGCCGGGGGATATTCGAAACGCCAACAGGGGGAGTTAAGTTCGGCACCGTGCACGACCACCAAGAGAACCGGCGCATTCCTGCAATGATCGCCATCGCCTCAACTGAGTTCGCTGAGCCACGGCAGCTCCACGTTACCTATATTGAGAATGGCAAGAAGGCGGCTGTTGAGACACAAAGGAAGATGCACTCTCTAGCCCCTCTAATGCTCTCTGACAAAGAAACTTCTGAGCCTATAGCTATCAAGCTATTCCAAGCAACTAACGTGCTGGGGATAGCTGAGGGCATAGAATCGGCACTCAGCGCCAAGCAGCTCTATAAAGTCCCTACATGGTCAGCAATGAACGCAGGTTATCTCAAGAAGTTCCGAGCGCCGACAGGGGTAGAGACTCTTTATGTCTTCTCGGATTCAGACAAGACCGCTACAGGCATAGCGGCGGCGATGGAATGCGCCAGGGGCAATCTGCTTTCGTCTAATGATGTAACGCGGGTGGTCGTGAGATGGCCGGACAAACAGGGCTTTGACTTCAACGACATCATCCAGCAGGGGGGCGAGGTATTAGAGCAGGTATTTGATAGATGATTTAATTAAAATAAAACTTTACTCAAGGTAGAATCTATTGCTACTATGTGGGCAACACTAAACGAAAGGGAATACAGAGATGAAACGAACCGAAGAGCAGCGCAAACAGCTCGAAAAATTTGTAATGCTGGTGGAGAAAAGAGACACGAACAACATCGACTGGAGTCATCCTATGATCGGCTGCAATCCTTTGTTTATGGCTATGTCCTGGCAGATGGCAGCATGGCAACTGCTGATGGACCCGAGAAA